GCGATGTACTGCACCGTGCGGCTATCCAGCATATTGGTCTTTCCGCTGTCACGGACGGCTATAATCTGTTCTTTTAAGCTCATCGGTCAATCCTCCTTACCAAGTCTTCACCGTAGACGACATTCAGCCCCGAGCCGTTATCCCAGTTGACTAAAATGCTGCCGATATCATCCACGGCAATGACTGTGCCTTTTGTTCCGACAGGAGGTGCCTGCGGATCGTCCATCTTTAAAAGTTCTACTCTGGCTCCCTTCGGATAGGATTGTCTTAAACCCTCAAGGGTATATTTATTAAGCGTTCTCATGAGCTTCCTCCTTGGAATATCGATGAGAAGAAGAACCGCGTAGGTGCTTCAAGAGCATCTTTCTTGCTTCCTTGTACTCGTCTCCGATGTAGCCGAGCCTTAAGAGAAAGCAGCGGAAACTGTATTTTTCGTTGTCCGTCACGGTCTCTCTTTCCAGAACTCTTTTTTGCTCTTTGGCCATCTGGCAGAGTTTTGACACAAATTCCGTATAAATTCTTGCTTCATCGGCATCAAGAACTCGGTCTAACCAGGGAAAATCCACGGTTTCAATTTCTCTAAGTGCTACCGTTCTGTCAGCGTTTAACGCCTTTTTGATAAGAGCACCCTTGGATTCTAAAATCCGATCCAGCTTTCGCATGGTTTCCGTTGAAAAATACTCCGAGGGAAGTGAGATGGTAAAGCTGTCCTTTGAGGTCTTAAAGCCCTGAGCTTCAAGTTCTCTTACAATCCTCTCCACATCCTCTTTTAAGAAGTTTACGCCCCAGATGAAGGTGCCGTCTTTTTCTAAAAAAGAGTTTCCAATGCGGTAACTCATGGACGGCATGCCTAGGTAGTTCACTTCCGTTTCAAGAATGCCCGCCAGAGCTTTGGCGAGGTCCTTTCTTTTGTATCCTTCGAGTAAAAATCTTGTTTCCATAACTACCTCCCCGCTTCCGAGCGTCCAAGCTCATAGGCTTTTTCCAGAAGTTCTCTAAGTCCCCAGACGCTGATTTCGTGAAAATCCAGCGAGTCGCTGTTTCTGCTCTCAAGCGTCTCAATGTCGGGATAGCGTTCCTTGACGATGGCTTCCAGTTTCTTTTCTAAATCTTTTTTCATGGCTTTTTCCTCCTTCGTTTATGTATGTACATGTTCGCTCTAAAAGGAGGATAAGCCAAGTCATAAAAGCCTTTATTTGCAAGGTTTTCAGGCTATTTACCGGACAAATTTACACTCATGTTTTTGTTATTAACCGACAGTTTTGACAAGCTTTTTATAAGGGATTTTCTTGCCGTCTCGTAACGCAAAAACATCCGAACTGTCGCCTGATTTAAATTCCACATATCGCCTTAAAATGACCGATGCGTACTTTTCATCAATCTCTGCCATGTAGCATATGCGGTCTGTTTGCTCACAGGCGATAAGAGTAGAACCGCTGCCGCCGAAAAGATCCAATACGATGCTGTTTGCCCGGCTCGAATTTTGAATCGGGTAGGATAAAAGGTCTATCGGTTTTGAGGTCGGATGGTTCTCGTTCTTCTTCGGTTTATTAAACTGCCAGACTGTTTTTTCCGCACGGCCTGCATACCATTCATGCTTGCCTCTTTTGTTCCAGCCGAAAAGAATCGGTTCATGCGACCACTGGTAGGGAGATCTTCCCAGAACCAGAGAGTCTTTCGCCCATATGCAGACACCTGATAAGTGAAAGCCCGCATCTTCAAAAGCCTTTCTGAAAGTGAGTCCTTCCGTATCCGCATGAAAGACATAGGCGGAAGCTCCGGCTTCGGAAACCTCGATCATATTCTTAAAAGAACTTAGGAGAAAATCGTAAAACTCCTCGGCTTTCAGGTTATCGTTTTTGATGGAAAGACCGGATGCACTCTCGTAGCTTACCGCATAGGGCGGGTCGGTTAAAATCAGGTTTGCTTTCTTTTTGTCCATGAGCGCTTCTACATCTTGAAGCTTTGTCGCATCTCCGCAGATAAGACGGTGCCTTCCTAGTGTCCAGACATCGCCCGGTTCTACAAAGCTTGCTTCTTCCAGGGCAACGCTCAAGTCAAAGTCATCTTCCTCGGTTTCGATCTCGCCTAAGAGTTTATGAAGTTCAGCGTCAGTAAAGCCCAAAAGGTCGAGGTCAAAGTCCGCTCCTTCCAGTTCCGAAAGCTCTATCGACAGCATTTCTTCATCCCAGCCGGCATTAAGAGCAAGGCGGTTATCCGCCAAAATATAGGCTCTCTTTTGTGCTTCGGTTAAATGCTCCACAAAGACACAGGGCACTTCCGTCAGCCCTTCTTCTTTGGCCGCCTGTACCCGTCCGTGTCCGGCGAGGATGTTGTAGACCTTATCGATCAGGCAGGGGTTGATGAAGCCAAATTCACGGATGGAAGCTCGAAGCTGAAGGATTTGTTCTTTGCTGTGCGTTCTGGCATTTCTGGCATAGGGAACGAGTCTATCAATGGGAACTTTTTCAAGGTGCTCCGTCATTTTCATAGGCTCACCCCCGCATGAAACAAAAGTCCTGCCAGGTCATTTTCCCAGGGAAGTTCGCTGTCACCGAAGTGTCCCTTGATAGCAAGAGGAGCATAGGAATCCTGCCTGAGCTTTAAGTAGTGAATCATGGGCAAAACCGATAAGGGAAAGAGCGTCTCGCACTCTTCCTTAATCGTTTCTATGTCCTTTGTCTCCGTGCCGAAGCAGTCAATATCAAAGTACAAAGGCTCAGGCCTTCCGATAGCGTAAGCAATGGATACTTCACATTCCTTTGCAAGGCCTGAAGAGACGACACTTCGTGCGATGAGCCTTGCCATGTAGGCACCCGATCTGTCCACCTTGGTCGGATCTTTCCCGGAAAAAGCTCCGCCACCGTGCCTTGCAAGACCGCCGTAGGTATCAACAGCAAGCTTTCTGCCGGTTAAGCCGGTGTCGGCTTCAGGACCCCCAAAGACAAACCTGCCCGTCGGATTGATATGGATATCTTCTTCCTCAAAGGGAAGCACGCCCTCTAAGGCAGGACGAATCACATGAGTGTGAATCGCCTTCCGGAGATCCGCATTGGAGATGCTCTCCTCATGCTGGCTGGATAATACGACCGAGTGAATCCTTGTCGCTTCACTGTTTTCGTACTCAACAGTCACAAGACACTTGCCGTCAGGCATAAGTTCAGGGATGATGTTTTTCTCTCGCACTTCTTCAAGTCTCATCGTGAGCCTTCTTGCCAGCACTTGAGGAAGCGGAAGGTATTCAGGGGTTTCATCCGTTGCATAGCCGTAGACGATTCCCTGATCGCCCGCACCGAGCAGGTTTTCCCCTCGGTCAACACCCTGTGCGATGTCGGGGCTTTGTGCGTGAAGTCTTACTTTAATCTCGAAATTTTGAGGTTCATAACCCACATCAAAAAGTACATCTCGCACAATATTTTCTACATCGAGAGCAGCTTTGCTCGTCACTTCTCCCGCAACTAAAATAAGCCCCTTTGTCGCCATTACTTCTACGGCAACTCTGGAGCTTTCGTCACCTTTCAGATAGCCGTCCAGAATGCTGTCAGCTATATAGTCACAGAGCTTATCCGGGTGACCCTTCGTCACGGACTCGGCTGATTTATAATGTTTCATCTTGTTTTTCCTCCGCTTCAATAATTTTTCTTGCCACCGCTTCCGCAACAGGAACCGTAACGGCATTGCCTGCCTGCTTCTAAAGCTGAGATTCCGAGCAGACAGCGGCTGCTTTTTCATAGAGATGATCCGGAAAGCCCTGAAGCCTAAAGCACTCTTTCGGCGTAAGCCTTCTGATGGCATAGTGATTGCCGTTGCTCAGAAGCACGCCGTGCCGGTCTTGTCCGGTTAGGGTAAAGGACGGCTCGCCGTCTTCCTTCACACGCCTTGCTGTCTTGGATCTTGGCGATGTGCGAAAAGGTGTAGACACACTTCTTGCTTCAAGAACTCCCGTCCGCATGCCTTTGTTGTCAAGACCGTGTCCGTAGGTCGCAACGATGCAGGTCGATTGATCCCTCGTTTTTACCTTGCCTTTGCTAACCGTCATTCCTTCCTGCGAAATTAAATAGAGCCCGGTTTTCGCACCGAGCCCTCCTACAGAAGATTGGATTGTGCATGCGACACCTCCGGGATCGTAGACCCGGTAGCCTTGGGATCCGCCTATAAGCCTTCTAAGATGCGCATCGTTTTCTCCTTCGAAAGGTAGTATTTCAAATCGACCTCTTGTTCTAAGATGTCCAATAAGGAAGATGCGCTCTCTTGACTGGGGCACGCCGTAGTCTTTGGAATTGAGCACCTGCCAGAAGACGTCGTACCCTGCTTCATCCATTTCAAGGAGAACACGGGCAAAGTCCCATCCGTCATGAATGGATAGCAGGTTTTTAACGTTTTCAGCGACAAGCCATCGGGGCTTATCTTTTTCTTCTTTGCCCTTGACGAGGTCAAGGACTGTAAAATATAGGCCGCTTCTTTCCGCAGAGACTCCTCTTTGAAAGCCGGCAACTGAGATATCCTGGCAAGGAAAGCCGAAGGTCCAGCAGTCTGCAAAGGGGATATCTTTTGATTTAATGCTTCGTATGTCTTCACAAAACCACTCTCCCTTCGTGTCAAACATTGCCCGGTAAGATTCAAGGGCAAATTTATCGTTCTCACAGCTTCCGATACAGCGAAAGCCCGCTCTTTCGAACCCTAAGCGGAAACCTCCGATTCCGGAAAAAAGATCAATCATCGTCCGCATCTTAGTCACGCTCCTTTTTCTTTCGAAGGAGACGCTCCATCATGTCGTCCTGGGGTGTGGAAATAAAAGCGGTCGTCGTGTTTTGCTTTACGATGTCAAAAATCTCGTACCAAATGAGGTTGGCCTGCTTTTGGAAGTTCTGGCTCATGGAAACAAAGGGGCTGGCAATGGCTCCGCCTGTTGTCGGATGCTTTCCTAACAGGCCATAGGTGCTGACCGCTTCCTCACACTGAATAAAGCGGGCAAAAGCCTGTGCATAGGATTCAATAAGTCTCGGATTGACGAGCTTCTCACAGCGTCTTTCCTTTAGCCAGAGCCAGGTCTCCTCGTAAATTTCATCTGCACCTAAAGGCTTGCCGTCCTTTTGCCGAGCGGACAGGTAGTCTGACGGCTCAGGCATATCCTCACCGTATAAATCCGAGGTGCCTTCCGGCTCATCCGGAGCAAAAAGGGCCTCCGGGTCAAAATCATGTGTTTCTAATACATTTGCTTCTTTTCCGGCGGCAATCTTATCGACTAAGGCTTCCGGCTTACTGCCGGCCTTGACTCGTCTGCCGCCTCGGTATGTTCCGTCTCTTGCCACAAGGCACCTCCTTTCCTGAAAATAAAAAAGGGGGGTTAATCCCCCGTTTGAATTGAACTTTTTTTGCACGGTGCCCACCGCCCGTTGCTCGGAAAATCTTCCGTATAGATTGAGACCCCCCTACCGGGTCAGCTCCACCTGTCGCCACGCTCAGCATGAATCCTCGAGTGACAGGACTTGCAAAGAGCCATCAAGTTTTTTTGTTTATTTGTTCCGCCTTCGGACAAAGGAATGATGTGATGAACTTCTTCAGAGGGAGTGAGCTTCCCGTTTCGTTTGCACTCCTCACACAAAGGGTGAGCCTTGATGTAGCGGTCACGGATTCGCTTCCAAGCTCTGCCGTAGCGTCTTCTTGTCTCTGGATCCCTTTGGTATTTTTCGTATCGTCTCGCTTCCTCCTGCTCATGCTTCTTACAAAATCTTCCCTCTACAAGCTCGGGGCAGCCGGGGTAAGAGCAGGGGCGCTTAGGTTTTCTTGGCATCAAACACCTCCCGCATAAAAAACCTGCAGCATCGCCGCAGGTCTTCTGAGTTTTTTCCTAGTTTAATAGTATCAGGGTCTTTAGTTACAAAGCATTATCAAATCGTTTCTGTTTGTTCCATTTCGTTCCAAAGTGTCTGAGCGGTTCTGTCGGATGAAAAAACAGCTTCCAAGGCACTCAACACCTCCTGCTTCTTTCTGTACATGGAACTTTTGCTTATATAAAACCTGTCCGACGCTTCGGAAAGAGAAAGCCTATCCAGCCACAAAGCCTTGATGACTTCCTGCTCCTCACTTGCTCTTGATCGAACAAGCCAGTCCAAATAGGAAAGCTGACGAAAACGAAGTTCAGCGTGCTTAAGTCTATGATCAACGGCCGCATCGTTGATAAAGTCGGCACAGCCTTTTAAGTGTTTTAAGACTCGTCCAAGTTCTATTGTGTCGCCTGACGGCTCCGGCATATCCTGCTGAAGCATCGTCTGCAAGAGATACAGATCCGCTTCCAGTTCGTTTTTATAAAGCTCATAACTTTCCAGCAGTTTCTCAATCATCATCACATAACTCCTCCTTGCGAAAACCAAAGTATTGATATTGTCTTTCCAGTGTCTTAGCCATTCGCTTAACGGCTTCTTCTTTCTTTCTCGAAAACTCCGCACCGCTTAAAGAAAAGCGTTCACAGACCTCAGCCCAGCGTCTGCCTTCCAAAATGTCATAGGTCATCAAGTCTCGGTAAAAGCACGGCAAGGCACGGATGGCATAGCGGATAAATTCCACTGCCTTGGCTGCCTTTTCATATTCCTTCGTCATCTCTCTTTCCGTCTTGTGATTGATGAGCCAGGCAAGCCTGCGATAAGAAGTGGCGATGTAAAAGATGCGGTTATTGGAACGCTGCTTTTGTACTCTGACCTCATCACCGGTCTTTCCGGGAAAGGTCAGCATCTCCAAGACCTCGCTTGCCGTAATCGGAATAAACTGTGCCATTTCCTGTTCCAGCTCCTTCATCCTTGCGACGTTTGCGGGATAGGATCGCATCATTTCTTTGACTTTCTTTACGCTATCCATCCGTCACCCTCGCTTTCACCGCCTGCATTAAAGCTTCCTGTGTGATGTCCTTTTTCTCGAGTGCTCGTGCCACATCCCGATCAATCGTGCCTTCGGCAAGAAGCCGGAAGATGACGACCGTATCCTTTTGTCCTTGCCGCCAGAGTCTGGCATTGGCCTGACTGTAAAGCTCCAGTGACCAGGGAAGGGAAAACCAGATCACGGTAGAACCGCCGTGTTGGAGATTGAGACCATGTCCCATTGAAGCGGGGTGAGCCATAGCGATTGAGATCTCGCCTTTGTTCCAAGCCTTAAAGTCCTCAGGTGTTTTAATCTCCACCGCATCCTTAAAACGCTCATTTATCCGGCTTCGTTCATGGCGATAGTTGTAGTAGATAAGGACGGGCTTGCCGTTTGCCGCTTCGATTAGGTCTTCCAAGGCATCAAGCTTGGATGAATGAAGCTCTGCGGTATTTCCCTGATCGTCATAGACGGCTCCCGATGCCATCTGAATGAGTTTATTGGTAAGGACGGCGGCGTTGACGGCATCAATGGTTTTATCTGTGAACTTTGCCACCATTTCACGCTCCATCTCTTTGTAGATGCCCTTTGCTGTCTCCGGGAGTTTCACTTTCACATCCCGCTCCAGACGCTCAGGTATTTCAAGAAAATCGCGGCTTTTCATGGAAACGCATAGATCGGATAAAAGGCTATAGATAAACTCCTCTGCACCGGGACGAGGCTTATAGGAATAGACGATATATCCGTTCATTCGGTCAGGGACAAAGAAATCCGCCCGGTAGCTTCCGATTGTTTTCCCGAGACGCTTGCCCTGATCCAAAAGATAAATCTCCGACCATAAATCCATCAGCCCATTGGTCGAGGGCGTTCCCGTAAGGCCTACGACCCGGTCAATGCCGGGACGCTTTTTCCGAAGTGCCTTGAAGCGTTTACTGGACGGATTTTTAAAGCTCGAAAGCTCATCAATCACCAGCATGTCAAAATCCCAGTCGCAAAGCTTACAAAGCCAGGCGACATTCTCCCGATTAATCACATAGATATCGGCAGGTGTTTTAAGAGCCTCGATTCTTTCCTTTTCGCTGCCCAAGACCTTCGAGATTCGAAGAAAGGTCAGATGATCCCATTTTTCAAGCTCCTCCGTCCAGGTATTCTCCGCCACACGAAGCGGGGCGATGACGAGGACTTTAGAAATTTCAAAGTAGTCAAACATCAATTCCCAAATGGCGGAAAGCGTGATGACCGTCTTGCCAAGTCCCGGCTCTAAGAAAAGACCGCAGGCTTTTTTCTTGATGATTTCCTCTTTGGCATATTCCTGATAATCATGAGCCTTGTATTGCATTAAGTATCCCTCCGATATCTCCCGGATCGTCCAAGACAAAAACCTGAAAGCCCAAGCTCCTGATTTGTTTATGCCTTTGAAGCTGCAAGGCTCCGGGACTTTTGCCGGGTTTCTTTACTTCCACAAATCCCA